AAGGGGACCAATGGTCCCCTTTCTGTTAGATTTGAGTTTGATTATCTCAATTCTCTCAAGTCGAATGTTCTAACACCATCAACTGTGATTCTACCATAGAATCTGTTGTTCACCATTTTCTTAGCGTATCTTGTCATAATACCTTTGATTGGTGTGAAGTTGAATGGGTTATACATTGTTGGTGTTAATTGTAGAGGTACATACGGTGCGTAAATGTAACCTGTGTCAAGTAACGATGTTCCTTTATGTCCTAACAACACTTGGTTTGCTGGGAAGTAAGGGTCACGGTAAACTTGATATCTACCAGCCAATGTACCAACTCTCTCAATACCCATATTGTATTGGTCTTGCTCAGGAGCCGCATTTGATACGTGGAAGTATTCCAAGTCATCAAAGATAGCAGATACCTCAGAAGATACTACAATCCAGTTAGCTCCACCTCTTAAAGTAGATTTGTGGATTTGAGCTGAGATTTGGTTGATTGCTGTGATAAGAGTTTGGTTCCAGTCCTTTTGTGTGTAAGGAACTGCACTTGAACCTAATCTCTTCCATCCGTTGTAGTCCCAACGTAAGTTCCAAGCCGCACCTTTTCTAAGGTCTCTTAAGATTTCACGGTCGATTTCAGCCGCAACTTGCTCAGACAATAAAGCTGTTAATTCAGCTTCAGCGTCGATGTTGTGGAATGCCGCTACGTCTTGAGCCATTTCAGGTGACCATTGTGCTCTTAATTTTCTTTCTGTAACCGATACAGTCACTGACTGAAGGTCGAAAGAAACTTCACCGATTCTATCTTCAAATTCAAGATTCTTGTAGATTCTATAAGTTGTAGAGAATGCTTGTGAAGCTGCTGACAATGAAGAGTAGAATGTTGAACCTGTGTAACCATCGATTGAGTTAGCATCTCCACAAGAGATACAAACAGGAACCTGAAGGTCAACTTCCAAGTAGATTTTACCTTCTGCGTCACATACGTTGTAATATGTACCACCGTCAGTTCTAGAGTTAGGGAACTCAAGAGTTACGTCTGAACCGTACTCAACAATACCTTTACCATATCTTTGAGTAACAACTCTGAATAAGTAGTTATTGTTTACGTTAGCAGCTGTTGTGTAGTTACCAGCCTTACCTCTAATAGTCAAGTCAGATAAGAATTCTTCAGTATCCATTGGTTGACCGTTAGGTCCGATTAATTGACCAGCACCTGCTGAAGCAAATCCTGTCATAACCAAAAGAACTTTTCTGTAGTTATCTAAACCATAACCTGAAGCAACTAACTCATCACCAACCCATACTACAGTAGAGTTACCAGCTGTGATTGACGAGAAGCTACCTTTTGAGTAGTCGTAAAGACCTGGAGGGTCAAGAGCTGGTTCGTTACCTTCGTAGAATCTATCGTAAAGGTCTTTAGTTGCGTTGTAATCATAACCACTATTTGGTTGTTGGTTAGCAGCCGCGTTAGGTGAACCATAAGGTGCCCAGTGTTCACCAAATGTTGATGTTTCAGTTTCGTAAGACTGAATGTTAGGTACGAAGTAGAACAATTTACCGATAGGAAGGTTCATAGCTTGTACTGAAACGATGTCGTTAGCCAAAAGTTTAGAGAAAACTCTTCTTACGATTGGGAAAACAACTGTTTCAAATGAACCTGAGTCAGCAGTTGATGCAGCTTCGTTAATGAGATATGATGCTTGGTTTTCATATAACTGAGCAACGTTCTCTTTTAGGTGGCCTTTAAGACCTTCAAGGAACCCTAATTTGTCCCATTTGTTGATTGTATCTTCTTTGATAACTTTAAGGTGCTTAAGACCAATGTTACCAACAAGACCTGATTCTAATAATGCTCCCATTTTAGTATTTGGATTTTGTTTTTAGTTTATTTTTATTTTTACATCTTCGCCATCAAATCTTTAATTCTTAAGAATTGTGGATTTTCGTATGTCTTAGATTCAATTAGACTTGTTGAAGAGCCTGAGCTCATTTGGTTGTTAAGTTTAGTTTCAACACTTTCGTTGATACTCTTACCCTCAACTTTACTCAATTCATCTTTAACAGTCTTGTAGAGTTGTTTTGATTCTTTTAGTGATTCAACAGAATCAAATCTTCTCAAGATATTTATTTTTTCTTTCTTGGTAGTAGAATGTTCCGTGAACAATCTTGTAGCGTAAGCTAGGTTAGAATTAAAAACCGCAACTTCATTAAGTTTTTCTCTGAAAACATTCAATGCTTTTCTATACTCTTCGTTTTTCTCTCTAAGTACATTCATTTCAGTTTCAACAGATTCATAAGTATAGTTACGATTGTTTGTAATTCCTTTTCTTAAACCTCTACCTTCTTTTGAACCCATACCATAAGTTCTAGCAGCTTCTTTAGTTTCTTCTTTTTTCTTACGAGTTTCGAAGTGAGCATCATCTCTACGAGACTTAGTTGACTTAAGGTCTTTCTTAGCAATTTTACCGTGCTTCATACCTTCTCTTTCGTCTTCCTTGTCATCGTATCCTTGACCCTCTTTAAACTCAAATTTTGCTTTACCAGTACCCATAGTTTTAGGTCCTTCTTTCTTGTCGTCAGAGAATCCTTTTTTAGGTAATGAACTACCGTATTTAAATTTAGGATTTCCCATTCCAACGCCTTTAGGTTTAACAGTCATTTTAGCTTCCTCAAGGTTGTAACCTTCATTGTCTTCATCTTCTTCATACATTTCAGACATATCCATATCGTCCATTTCAGACATATCCATATCTTCTTCATCCATAACAATTTCATAGACTACTTCATCTTCTTCATCTACTTCTTCTTGTTCGTTATAAAGTGCGTCTAAAACTGCATCCAAATCAGAATCTTCAACATCCTGTTCCATCATTTCATCTTCTTCACCAATTCCGTCAAATCCGAAATAATCTTCTTCTTCATCGTATTGTTCGTCAAGTTCTTCGTCTTCTTCTTGTTCATTCATTTTAACAAGATACTCAACGTCATCACCGCTGTCTTTGATTGAGATTTCATCACCGTCTTTTTGAACAATGATTCCATCCTCATCAGACATACGTTTAAAGATTGTTAAGATGTCTTCTGCTGAAGCGTTAGTAAGGTCAATAGTTTCTTCGTCATCTTCAAACTCCATTTCGTCTTCGTCACCGAATTCCATTTCGTCTTCAGATTCTTCAGAATCCATATCCTCAAGGTTATCAGCTTCATCTTCCACTTCATCAGTGTCAAACTCCGCATCTAATTCAATCTCCTCATCTTCTTGCTCGTTGAGAGATTCTTTTACTAACTGACTGATTTCTTCCTTCATAGTTGAAGCAAGTATTCCTTTTGCGTTTTCGGCTATAACGTCTTCGACGTTTTTCATTTGAATTAAAGCCTCTTGAACCAAATTTTTATTTTCGGACATATATTTTTTTACTATAAATACTGCAATAAAACAAAAAATTTAATTTTTGTCCCATTAAAGAATTTAAAGCAAAAAAAAAGTGGTCGATTTGACCACTTTATTTTTTTTTGTTTTTAATCTATTACTTCGTCTATTTTACTTTCAGATACTGAAACGATTCTCCAATCGTGTTGAAAGCCTTGGTATTTCCCTGTTACTTTAGCTTCGACATCTGTAACTGAAAATCCCCTCACTAATTTCTCTTCTCTAATTTTTTTAATTCTTCCTGAGTTTTCATCGGGGAGTTCATAAACGATTTTTGCAACAAAATATTTTTCATCCATAATTGTAAGTTTTTTATCTTGTTAAATAATCGTTTAATTTTTTCATTAAGTCAACAGACTTACCCAAAGAATCTGAGTCTTTCATCTTTCTTTCTTCTTCTAAGTTTTCTTCGTAGTTATTTCTATCTTCAGGATTACTGAATAAGTAAGCACCTGGTGTAGATGGTGAAGATACCAAGTCAAAACAAATTAATTCAAAATCGTCTTGAACTTCATTTTGTTCACCAACTTTTTTAAGAGAGCCGACACCACGAGATGAAACACCCATAGTAACACCTTGTCTCATTAGATTGGCAGCAATATCTCCTTTTGTAGATACGATACCTCTTTCGTGGAAACCTGGTGATGTCAATAATTTTAGCTTACCCATCAAAATATTATTGTCCCACCATATATCAGTAATAATATGCGCAACTCTATCTAAATCGATAAGTGATGATTCAGGGTGATTTAATTCAGATGTTGATAAACCTTTCTTAATTGCTGTCTTATATCTCTCAGCTTCTCTTTTTAAAATCCTTTCAGGATAAACTCTACCATTTCTATTTGGTACACCATATTTTTGTAAAACGGCGTAAAACTCAAAAGGATTTCTATAATCAAGTTCTTTTTGTTCCCTCATTATAGCTTCATTGAGACGGTCAGTTGGGGAGATATATCCCGCATCCATTTCAATAAGAATTCCTTTTCCTGTTTGGCCTGCTCCAAGTACTGAATAATTTTTCATCTATTCTTTTTCAAATAAATATACATTAATAGATTGTTTGGAGTAAATCTGAGTTTTTGGTGGAGGAAAAGTTAAAATGATTGTTGTTTAAAATGTTATCCTTATAGACTCTTTTAAGGATTTTTTTGACTGAATCTTTAATTTCATTACATTTGAAATCACCGTCTTGTTTGGTGAAAAGATTTATTTCAAGATTCATAAATGATTTTTTATTGTATCTAATACCACTTGTTCGTAAGTCTAAATCTACAATAAAATGTTGTTTGAATAATTCTGTGTTTATTGAATGTAAAACTGAATGTTTTACCTCTCTTGACATAATGGACACTATCCTATTCCAATTATCATCTTCATTTATTGGGGTTACCCAAGTTTGAATATTCAAATAAATTGATTTTAGTTCTTTAGCGTCAACTGTCCCGTAAAAGCTTTTAATACTGTCGTATTGATTTAGAGTAATTGTTTTGCCCTTTTTCATTAAGGTCAACTATTATTGTCTCGTTTATTTTTTTAAAATATACCAAAAAATTATCAACAAAACAAATATATTTAATAATATATGTTAATAGTAAAAGTAGACTCAAATATCGAAAAAGCTCTAAAGACTTTAAAATCTAAAGTTATTAGAACAAAACAAATGCAAAGATTAGTTGAATTGAAAGAATTTAAAAAGAAATCTGTAGTTAAGAGAAGTCAGAAACAATCAGCCAAACACAAACAATATCTTAGGACTCT